ATTGAAACCACGTCTGAACCAAGCATCACCCAAGCTGATTCACGTGGCTTTTTTGTATACACCCTAGATGTTGCGTTGAACGTTACATCAAACAAATATAAGGAGTGATTTTTAATGGCAGATAACTCAATTCCGACAAAAGTCGGCGAATTTACGCTTAACTTCAAGAACAAGTTCGAAATCGATACCAAGGGGTCCAAGGATCCGACTGATATTACCAATGCAGCTTTTGCTCCGTTGGCATCAGGTATTAATAACTTCACACCTTCTCTGAATGAAACAACGGCGAATGACGTCTATTACGATGGCGAAGGCTATGGATCCACTGATGTCACTGGCAAACGTCTCCAGTTGGCATATACGGGCCACCGCTTGGAAGGGGACGCTGCCCAAGATTATATTGCCAGCCACGTGTTGGATATTGGCGATGATCTGAAGACGTTGGCTCGGTGGACCCAGCCAGATGGTTCAACAATTGTCGGCCAGGTTACGATTAGCAATATCGTGACGTCTGGTGGTGCTCCTGGCGCGAAGCAGACGATGTCATTCACTTTGGCATTCAACGGCAAGCCCGTTTATACTCCTGCGGTCCCAAAACCGTAACGGTGTCCGGGGTAACTCTGGCACCGGCAACAGCGAGCGTAAAAGTGGGAGCAACCACATCATTAACGGCTACAGTCAGTCCCGAAGATGCGACGGACAAGTCTCTTGGCTATGCATCTAGCAACACATCAGTTGCTACTGTCAGCCCTAGCGGCGTTGTAACCGGAGTGTCTGCCGGATCTGCTACTATTACCGCAACAACACATGATGGCAGCAAAACCGCAAGCACGGCAGTGACTGTTACTACTGATTAAAAAGACAGGGTCGCCAAAGAAATCAACAGTATGGGTAAATCCCAGGCGGCCATTAGGAGGAAATCATGAGCAACGTAATTAATCTCGACGAAGTGTTGGCTACCAAACAGGATCTGACTTACAAGGGCGAAACGTACACTTTCCGGTTTTCGGATAAGATGCGGCGTGCCTTGAGCGATACCTGGGTTAAAGCTAATGCGTATGCCAACCAGCTTACCGGCGATAGCAAGAAAGACAAGAAAGATGATGACATTGACAAGAAACCGGTGAATGACCAATTGGCCTTCGTGCGGAATGCTTTGGACAAACAGCACGAAATTATCATGGAATTCTTTGTGCAGACCATCGGCAAAGAGCAGGCTGACAAGCTATACAATGATTTGAATCAAAGTACCAATGGTCTGATGTTTGTACTCGGGCTGGTTAAACGCTCGGCAGACAAGGCCATTAAGGACGCCGAACATGCTGAATATCCTGCTTTTGAGGGGAACAAGGACGATGATTAGTCTAACCAAGCCGCTTGCTTGGTATTGGCGCTGCAGAGGGCATGATTATAGGGTCAACTTATCCTTTGACAACGTCTTGCGTTGGTATGAATTGCTAGATCGCAAGGACAAAGACGATGCTCAGAAGGGCGTCTTAGGCTGGCATATGTTTATCAATGCTGACGACGTTGGCCCTGCTGACCGGTTACACGCTTTGGAATGGATCAATCAGTATATTGGCCAGCATCCGTACCATGATTCATCTGATGGGGGCACGGCTAACACAGACGGCGCTCCAGAGGAATACTTTTCATACACGCAAGATGCACCAGCTATCTGGTCCAGCGTCCGGGCGGTTTATGGTGTTGATCTGGAAGACGAACTCGGCAAACTTCATTGGCATAAGTTTCGGGCCATGTTGGACGGATTGCCCAATTCGTCTTATTTCATGCGCATCATTAATATTCGGCAACGATCACGGACGGGTTTGGAGGGCCAAGAGCTAACAGATTTGATCAATTTGCAAAACTACTACGTACTGGACAAATATCGCAACGCTCAACACTCAGCAGACGCTGCAGATTTCTTTGCAGCATGGGCGGCAAGCGCGGCTAAATAAAGAAAGGAGGTTTTATCGTGGCAGCAGACGGCACGATTTCGATTGAAGTGGCCCTAGCAGGTAAAGAGAAACTCATCAGCGACACTCAAGAAGCAGACAAGATTTTGAAGGACTTCGGTGATCATGCCGGAGACAGGATGGATGAATCCATCAAAGATAATACTGACAAAGCCAAGCGAACACTGGCTAGCTTTCCGAAAGAGGTCAAGACTGAATTAATTGCTGAGGCCAAAGATGCCGGTATTAAGAATTTTGGCACCATCTTGAAGCAGCTTCCTAAAGAACAGCGAGTGGACTTACTAACCAAGGTTGAAGACGGCAAAGCGATTGACTTTCAAAAACTGTTAAAATCATTACCCAAAGAAGTCCAATCTGAGGTTAAGGTCAATGACAAGGCCACTCAATCACTGAAAGAGGTCAGACGGGCTCAACAAAATATTCCCGGACAAAAAGAAACCACCGTCAAAGCCAATGATGAAGCCTCTGCTCCTTTGCGTAGAATCAAGGATGAAGCGGACGATACCGCTGGGCATGTTAGCCATTTAGGTGAGATTGTCAAGGGTACGATGATTGGCAACATGGTCAGTAATGGCCTCCAAAATGCCTTCTCCGTTGTAAAAAATGCTATTGGCGGGGCGATTGAGTCTGCCAAGCAATACTCCTTAGAGCAGCAGACCATGAATGCCACCTGGACGACCTTGACGGGGAATGCCAAAGATGGCCAAAAGATGGTTGATATGACTGATCAAATGGCTATTAGTGCAAACAACGCTACTGACATGGTTGATGGGCTAAATCAGAAGTTCTATGCCATCAATCACAGTGCAGACGGAACGGAGGCACTTACCAAGTCTGTACTGACTCTACAAGATGCCTTTGGTCAGACGGATGACGCTGTTATGAACTTTGGGACGCAGTTTGCCCAGATGATGGCTAACGGCAAAGTGGGCGCCCAGGACATGATGTCCTTCGTTAACACATTCCCGGTTCTGCGTACCAACTTGCTGAAGACAGAACAGCAAATTACCGGTAATCACAAGATGACCATGAGCCAGATGAATGACTTAATGTCTGCTGGCAAGATCAGCAGCCAGACCATGGAAAAAGTCTTGCAGGATACCGCCAAGGAATATGGATCCGCAACGGAGAACTTCAGCAAGACAATCCCTGGCATGACACGGACCATCAAGTCCCAGATGCCAATCCTGTTGGGGGCTATTACACAGCCCTTGGCAACAGCGACCAATCCGATCATGGGCACCATTAGTAATTGGGTCACGTCATCAAAAACAAAAACCGAGTTTGCCAATGTTGGTAAGACATTCAGTGATGGCTTGAATAGAGCTATCGGGGCGTACATGGGTGACGGCCAAGGCACGGCTGCGACAGTGGTTAACAATCTTGATGGTGTAATTCAAAAGGTGAATAGCGGTATCGAGAAGACCTTCGACTACCTTTCTATTCACGCTGGCTCTATTAAGGGCATCGTCGGGGATACATTCGAACTGTCTAAGATTATTGGCGGCACCGTCTGGTCTGTGGCTTACGACACATTCATGGGGATTGCCAAGGCCTTTGGCCTGGTTAATGATAACGGTAAAGAAGCGCAAGGACCGCTAGAGACTATCAAGTCTGTGATGGACCAACTGGTTTCCCACAAGACGGAGATCCAGAATCTGACCAAGATATGGCTGGCGTTCTTTGCCGTTGGTAAGATCACCAGCTGGATCAAAACTGTAAATGAAGCACGCAAGTCACTAATGGAGTTGGGTATTGTCCAGAAGCTATTTGGCGGAAACAATGGTAGCGGCATCAGCCTGCCCACCATCAGTGGCGGCAACAAGGGCAGTGGGGCCGGCGGCTTAGGCCAAACTGCAGAAACAGTCGCCAATGAGGTAGGCAGCAACAAAGGCCTGCTGAGCCGTGTGAAGGGGTTATTTACTAGCACTAAAAGTGCGGCCGCAGGCATTGATGTAATGGATGATCTCAGCACTACCAGCAGCATGGCTTCTAAGTTCTCGAAGGCCGCCGGTGCGGCTAAGGGCTTGGCGGGCATTGGCACAGCATTGACACTGCTGTCGTCTGCTGGTGACCTGCTGGGATCCACGCAAAAGACCATTGGCGGAAACTTAGGCAAAGCGGCTGGCTCGGGCTTAGGGTCGTGGGCTGGCGGTGCCGCCACTGGGGCTGTTGTGGGCACTTTTGCTGGACCAATCGGTACGGCCGTTGGTACCGGTCTTGGAGCCGCCGCAGGTGCAGCCGCTGGCTCATCAGTCGGTAAGAAGATTGGCAAGGATATCCAAAATGGTGTTGAGTCTGCCTTCCACCCCAAACTTGATGATGGCGTCTCCAAGACCACTAACAAGTTGAAAGGCGGTGTCAAGGCATTCGCCAAGTCATATCAAGATGATATGAACAAGATCAATGGTGACACAATTCTGCTTGGCAGCGCCACTGGCAAACAGGCTGACAAGATTCAGGCCGACATGTCGAAGACATACAAAAAAATGAGTGCTGATGTTGATGCTTACTATAAGCAAAAGGAATCGAAGTCGAAGAAAGACTTGGAGACATTGGTCAATCAGGGGTACATTACCCAAAAAGAGGCTGACAAGAGCCTCGCTAAAGAGAAGAAGCAGGACGCGAGCCGAGCCAAAAACATGAAGGGCGCATATGCCAACATGCAGAAGGAAACTGAATCATATTTCAAGGAACGCGCGTCTTTGACTGCCAAATGGGAGAAAAAGGCAAGCGATAGTGCTAAGGAGGTAGAAAAGGAACGTGCTGTAACACGAGTCGCCCTTGTTGCGCAGGGAGCTACCAAAGCACAGCTTGCGGAGTTTGATGCTGGTACAGCCAAGCGAGTGGCCAAGGCTCGCGAGAAGGCAACAGAAGGTGAGCAAAAGGATCTAGAGAAGCTTCAGAAGAGCCATCTCAAGAACATGAAGAGCCTTCAGTCCCAAGCTGACGCCGATACCTATCAAGATTTAAAGGTAAATGGTGGTAAAGAAGCCGATCTTTTGCAAAAGCTGTCTGAGTCAAAGCAGAAGTTATCTCAAAAAGAGCTGGCAAACGTGGTATCCAACTCTTTCAAGCAAACCCAAGCTGTTATTGACGATGCAAACAAAACGTACAGCAAAGTTAAAGATGCTGCTGAAAAGAAGTACAAGGCAACGACTTCTGCCGCTGAAACAGAATATTATGTAAATCACTCTATTTCTAAGAGCCAATACGATGCTATCGTATCCAATGCTAAGCATCAGCGTGATGACACGATTTCCGCTGCAAAGACTCAAAGGGACACTACAGTCAAACATGCTAAAGAACAGCACAAAGAAGTTGTTGACCAGGCCACTAAACAAGCTGGAGAACATAAGAGTGCGGTAAACACTGAAACGGGTGATGTTAAGGGAATTTGGGATCGATTCTTGGATAATGTTGCCGGTGTTTGGAATCACCTGATTGATGCGTGGAACTGGGTGGCCAAATTATGGCATGGTCCACAAGGTAAGCACTGGAAACGGTATGCAACTGGTACCGGTGGCACTCTTGAAGACCAAATGGCCGTTGTTGGTGAAGAAGGATTTGAGCTGGCTCATCACCCGAGCATGGGATTATTCCCAGTTGGATTGCACGGAATGGAAACTACATTTCTGCCTGCCGGAACCAGTATTCTACCTCACAACAAGTCAGAAGAGTTTCTGAAGTTGACAAGTGCCTTGCCCCATCACGCAGATGGTGTATTTGGTACGATTTCAGATATTTTCGACAAGGTAAAGAAAGCGACCGGCACGATCGGTTCGTCCATCGCTAACGCTTTTGGGTCGGCTGAAAAGTTTATCAGTAAAGGCGTTACTGGTGCTTGGGACTGGATTAAAGATCACGTCGGTTTCGACAGGGTCACAAAAAACGATGGCCAAAAATGGTCGTCAATGCGATCTGATTACGGTAGTAATGCTGTCAAGAGCATTGCAAAAGGATTCAAAGACACATTTTCATCACTATTCAAAAAAGCCAAAGATGATGAAGATTCTGGCGGTAACGGTCCATTGAAGTCTTTGCCTGAGCTTGAATCAATTGCACGCCGGGCTGCTGAAATTATGGGCGTCAGTCCATCTGACCAATTCATCAAACAGTTAGCCAATGTTGCCATGAGTGAATCAGGTGGCAATTCTGGTGCAGCTAACTTGACCGATAGTAATGCGAAGGCTGGCATGGCTTCTGTTGGGCTATTGCAATATATTCCGAGTACATGGTCTTATTACAATGTCCCTGGTCATAACAATCGGAACAGTGTCTTGGACAACTTTGTGCATTTCTTCAACAACTCAGATTGGCGCAATTCAATCGGATATGTGACTTACCCTTCATGGGGTGGCATGTACAAGTGGGATTGGAAGCATGACGGGCCGCAAGGTGCGCCACGAATGGGCAATGGTGGCAGATTCACCAAGGAAACACCCGCCGTTATCGCTGAAGACGGCACCGAGTATGTGGTGAACGTGACCAAGCCAAATGCTGACGCCCTCCTTGCTGCCGCAATCGAGGAACGGGCACAAACCCATCCCGAAAGCATATTTGCCAAGACGCTGCAGAACCAAATGGAGGGGCAGGCTTCCATTGCAATATCAAATGGCGTTGGAACGTTGCTCAGCGGGATCAACAGCGGCAGCAGTGCTACCGGTAGTGGGATTCCTGATCAAATCAACAAGAGTAATGCCTTGCTGAGATATATTATCGAGGCCATTAAGGAACAAGGCCAGGAGAAAGCCGGTTCATTAGTTGCAAACAGTAACCAGATGATTCGAGCAATCGAGACTGCAATCAGCCGTGCAGGCCACCAAACGATTTACAGTGCCACGAGAACAGGAGGGAGATAATTGACGACATGTGATGAAAATGCAGGAATTTCTTACCTTGGAGAATCTTCCAAGAATTTAGGCCTTGGCCTTGTCTATGGAGACAACCAGTGGGGCGGGGCGAATTATTCGTCAACTCTCACCGAAATTCCCGGGCGATCTGTCGAGAGCATTACACCCGACAATCGTTACAACAATGTTGAACAGATATTTTCTTTTGCCAAGCGAACTAGCCATCCATATGAGGAAGCCGCGCAGCTTTCGCGAGAAGTAAGCAGCTGGATATGGGGCGCTGAGCCAAAGAAATATGGAAAGCTGATGTATGATGGGGAGCCTGATTTTTATTACCTGGCCGTTCCAACTGCTGTATCTGGATTCACGATACAAGTTGGAGTGGCCATTTCATTTTCCGTGACGTTTTCTCTCGTTCCTTATGCCTATGAGACTGGCAGTGATCAATATCAGGCAGTGAGTAATGGACTGATCATTAGCAACCCACGGTCATGTAGCTCTCTGCCACTATGGCACGTCAAGGGGACT